AGTAAAAGATTTAGGTAACACATTCGGTAAAGGTAAAAATTAATTATGTTTAAAGATATAACATTAGGAACTATATGGGTTGGAGAAGTCATAAATACAGGTGACCCTTTACAACTTGGAAGAGTTAAGATAAAAGTATTCGGTAAATACGATGAACTTGAAGAGGGTGTTATTCCGTGGGCAATTCCATATAATCAACTTTCATCAGGAACAGTTTATATACCAAAAGTAGGAGAAATTTGTAATGTTTTTTTCGAAAACGGAGATGAAAACATTCCTTTCTTTATGGGAATTTCTAAAACAAATAATGACCTTTTAGGTGAATATGCCGAAGACTATCCAAAAGTTTGGTCAATAGTTTATGACAAAAGAGCTGGGGAGGATGCATTAGGAGAAGTATCCGATGAAAGAACACTTGAAATATTCTACACAGAAACGCAAGGATTGATTATTAGAAAAAACCAATCCTTTATTCAATTCAAAAATGAAGACGAAAGTATTTTACTTACTAATGGTTCAACAGGAAAAGTTGTTCATATTTCAAATGATGGAATTAGTTTAGGTACAGTAGGAATAAGTTTAGAACCAGCAGTTCTAGGAACTACTTTAGAAACTTTACTTACTGAATTGATAACTGAAATAGGACTTTTAGTAATACCTACACCAGCAGGACCAGCGCCCGTAAGTAGCGCACCAACATGGGCAAATGTAGAAGCAATTAATCAAAAATGGGTAGATTTTAAATCCTTGTTAGTAACCTTAGATAAAGAAAAAGAATAATGGGACTCAAAGAAGACTTAGAAAGTGCATTTCAAGATACACTAGACAATAAATTAGAAAGTAATGACCTTGCTAAGGCAATAACGGCTGCATATGAAAAAAGTGCAAAAAAAGCGAAAGATATAAACAATAATACATATAGTCCAATTACGTTTTTGCCACTAGAAACTGCAATAATAGCTGCATTTGATTTATGTTTTGCTTTAGGAAAAGCCGGAACACCAGTACCTTTAGACCTTAATCTTGTTTCGGCATCATTAGTTGCTGTTTGGCCGTTAGCCACAATTAAAATGCCGGCAAAACCACCACCTTCGATGACTAGTGTAACAACCGGGTTGACACTTGTTCCTGGATTTCCACTTCCTGTACCACCAATTCCAGACCCAGACCCAGATGACCCAACTATTGACGAAATAGTTAATGCATTTTTAACAATGTTTGAAAACCACGCAAAAACATTAACATTCAATCTCATTGGTTTTGGACCACCTACACCAGCAGGGGTTCCAGTACCGATTCCGACATTTCCTGTTTTGGGTGGATTAACTCTAAAGTAATCCTTTTATAGTGATTAAATAACGTATAACTTTAAAACAAATAAAAAATGAATGAGCAAAAAGTAACCTATGGTGACCCATCAAATATTTCTGTATTTGAAGAAACATCAAAAAAACCTTTAATTTTAGAAAACGGCAAACTACTTTCAAACGAACCATATGCCGAAGACATGCTAAAACAATATAGCGATTCCTTTAATAAACTACCTAAAAATCTTAAATACGAAATTGGACAAACTATTGTAGGTAAAATTTCACAAATTTCAGAAACTGATATATTATTAGACATTGGTTCAAAAGACTTTGCTTACATTTCATTAGAAAAGGATAAATTAAATCCTGAATCATATAAAATCGGAGAAGAAATTGAAGCATCTATCATTGATACTAAAGAATATTTAAAAGCTAGTATTGTAGAATTCATAAAAACGAATCTTTACAACGAAATGAAATATTCTGAAAACGAAACGGTTTATGATGCAGAAGTTCTAAGTTTAACAGAAAATGGATATGTTCTTAGTATAGAAGGTGTTCAGGTATTTATGCCAGGTAGTTTAGGTGGAATAAACAAATTATTAGATTTTCAAACTTTAATAGGTAAAACAATAAAAGTTATGCCAATTAAAAATGAAAATGCATATTCTAAATTCAAAGACCAATTAATTGTTTCACATAGAGCATATTTAGAAACTTTAATTCCAACAGAAATTGAGAAATTAGAAATAGGTGCTGTTTATACAGGAACTATAACGGGAACTAAACCGTTTGGTATATTTATAGAGTTCAATGATGTATTAACAGGAATGATACACAAAGACGATTACGATGAGGTTCTACTTGAACACATAAACAAAGGTGAAGTTGTTCCTGGAAAAGAAATTGATTTTTATTTAAAGGAAATAGTTACTAACAGAAAAATAATTTTATCTAGGTTAGTGGTTGATCCAAACGAAATTGCAAAACCTAAATTTGACAAAGGAGATGTTGTTGAAGGTAGAGTTGTAAAGACAGTAAAATATGGTAGTTTTATTTCTTTAGGTAGGAACGCAACCGGTTTAATTCACATAAGTAAACTAAAAGACGGAGTGGAATTAAAAAAGGGAGATAGGCACAATGTCAAGATACTTGACAATAAAGATAACAAATACGTTTTAGAACTAGTTTAAATAAAAAAGGGAATCAGAAATGGTTCCCTTTTTTTGATTAAATAAGAAAACTAACGCATTTTATGAACCAAGAAAGAGATATGGAATTACACAAAACTAAACTTGGTTTGGAAGTTGAATTTGTAAGAAAACCTGATTTTAACTTAGGAGAAATCAAAAAACAACTATCAAAACTTTTAAAGGTAAAAATTAATATAGAAAAGGAACACCATTCTGCATTTGTTCCTACTGATATTCATTACAAGTTAGAACCAGATTTTTCTGCAGGAGACCATTCTGTTGAGTTAGTAACAGGGCCACTCGATTACAATCATGGTAAAATAGTATTAATGAAAGTACTAGGTTGGATTAGAGATACTTCTGGGGTAAAAACTACCGATAGATGTGGTTTACATTTGAATTTGAATTTTCCAGACACGGATTACATACAACAAATTGATATTCTTAAATTTATTTTAAATTTCGATGAAGAAGAAGTTTATAGTAGATTTCCTAAAAGAAGGGACAATTTATATACAAAATCTATAAAAGAAATAATACCTTTACATAACAATTTTGATTTTAAAACAATAAGTACTAATAGAACTAGTTTTGTCTATCCTAATAGTAAGTACTACGGTATAAATTTTGAAAAACTAAAAAGTAATTATTTAGAATTTAGATATTTAGGCGGTAGGAAATACGAAGAACAACAATCCGACATCTTATATCTTTTAGATTATTTTTTAATGAGCATTAAAGAATCTTACGAAAAAGATGATAGTGAAATAAAAGAAAAATTAATTAAATTACTAGAACCAAAGAAAAATATCTTTTTGGCCGGTCAAAATTATTTTAATTTCAATAATATTTTCAAAAATATAGAATTCAAAGTAGATACCAAAGAAGACGAAGAAACACTAAAATTGTTTTTTCCTCTTATGTGGAGAGATTTATTTCCTATTCTTATTAGAATGAAAGAGGTTAAGTATAATATGAGGGGTATAATAAATTACGATACTGACAATTCTTGTATAGAATTTGCAGGATTTATACTTAGAAAAACCCTAATAGAAAATCCAAGAATTCTTTTTTATAATTGTAGGTTATTAAATGTAGTTATGATTCAAACACCTATACACGATTGTGTAATATCAGGTTCGGATTTAGATAGGTGCAATACTATCAATTCTAAATTCAAAGATAGTAGAATAAAAAATGAAGAAAATACATATGCAGAATTCAAAAACTGCTATTTAGACGGTGTAGTTGCAATAGATTCTTATATAGATGGTGGTATTTTTAGAAAAGGTTCGTATTCAAATACTGAAATTACTGAAAACACTATCGTAGTTGATAAAGATGTTGAAAACTTGGACGAAAAGGAAGATTAAAAGAAATTAAATAAAATATGACTAAGCAAGAATTTTACGATGAACTTAATACAGCAATAACCGTTGGTTGTAGTTTGCCATTTTCTGTTCCAGAAAAAGCAATAGACAATATAGTAAAATATGCAGCTCAATGGTTTCACAGAAATTGGGATGATGGCGTAGAAAATATTTACCTATCAATTCCTGCATCTACTTGGAGCACAAATGAAGAATTTAAACAGACTAGAAAATTAACTTTGCCTAATTGCATATATTCAGTTAATGCTGTTGCAAAAGACAAGTCATCAAAGAATAGAATGGCTGGAGGTAGTGCTGATTTTTCTTTTAGTGGTTATATGAGTGCAAATTGGGGAATAAGTGGCGGTTTCGATGGAACACAAGATACTATGCAAACAGATGCAGTTCTCGGATATGTAATTGCATCTAGTTGGGGAGATTTAACTGACCTTATTTTAAATTATCCTATATCATATTCATATAGTAGACAATCAAATAAATTATTTTTAAAAGGTTCTTTAGAACATACCCCTGATTTTTTATTAGACTGTGAGGTAAGAGCACCATTAGAATCACTTTACAATTTAGATTTATTTTTTAATTATTGTTTAGGTCAAACTAAAATGCAACTTGCAAATATATTAGGTACATTTTCTATGGACTTACCTGGCGGTGCAACTATTAATTACGATAGATTTTATGACCAGGGAAAAGAATCCGTAGATGAAGTAAAAGAAGAGGTTAAAAGTATGAGAGGTGGGAGTGACTTTATCTTTCATACAAATGGACTATAAAAATAAAGGAATAAATGGGCGCAACTGATATATACATAAGAAGACCGCAACGTTCTTTATATAGTGAAAATGATATAGAAACTAACGATATGTTATCTATGTTTTTACAAGAAATAGAAATGGTTTTAGGAACACCTCCTTCAACAGTATTGGGCAGAGCAGATTTCGGTGTTGGTTTGCGTTCTTATCTATGGGATTTTAATGTAGGTGAAAGTGAATTGAAACAAGCAATAAATGAACAAATAACTCTAAATTGCTCACTATCAGGAGAATTTAGATACTCGATAGATGTAAAATTCTACGAGGTTGGCAACAGCGATTCTGCAATTATTGAAATAACAGTAGAAGATGACAATTTAGTTAGAATAGTTGTCAATTAAATAAAAAAAGAATTGTTCGTACATGTCAAAGAAAGCAAAAGACCAAGTTAATAAGATTATAGACAAAAGTAGACTGTTCGATGGTCAATTAAAAGAACAAATAGAACTATACTTAATCAAAGAATACGAAAAAAGAGGATTAAACTTTTCCCCTTCAAGTCCGTATGGTCAAATAGTTGATGTGCTTAATGAATTAAACAAATTACAATACTTTTATTTAGAAGATTCCTTGAACGAAAGAAATCTTTTAACTGCCTTTAAAGAAAATTCTATTTTAGGATTGGCAAGATTAACAGGACACAACCCCAGTAGACCAGTTAGTGCAAAAGGCGAAATGTCATTAAAAATAAAACCAGGAATGGCTAACGAAATTCCAGGTGCTAATATTCAAATTCAAAATTACAGTAAAATATTGTGTAAAAACAATCAAAGAAATTATCTAATTATTTTAGATTCAGATTCTGTTTATATACCCAAAACTAGTTCGAAATTATTTAAATTTCAAGTTGTTGAGGGAGAATTGAACTCTTCTGATTTTGTAGGTGATGGTACGGATTTACAATCATTCAATATTCCCACTAGATTTGCACAAATAGAAAATGACATAATTACAGTTTTAGTAAACGGACAAGAATTTAAAAGTTTCGAATCTCTTTATGATATTAAAAAGAACGAAAAGGGGGTCTTAATAAAAACGGGAATTAATGGTGGGGTTGATATATATTTTGGCAATAAAGATTATGGTTACATACCAGATTTTGGAGAAAAAATCCAAGTGGAGTGGATTGCTTCAAATGGTTCGGGAGGTAATATTGGAGAAGCATCATCTTCTATTTTGCTTGAATTTGTCGATGAAGTTTCTGATGGATTTGGTGGTGAGTTGGATTTAAATGAGGTTTTTGACATTAGCGTGTCTAAAAAAATCACAATGGGTGCAGATGCCGAAGACAAAGAACTTACAAGATTCTTACTTAACAAAAATAGTAGAGGATTAGTACTTGCAAATCCTACAAATTATACAGCATTCTTATCTAAATATAATCAATTTAGTTATATTGATGCATTCAATACATTCGGAGATGAATATTTAGACGATGACAATATAGTATATCTTTTCTTGTTACCAGACATTACTAGAAAGGTTCAAAGTAATTCAGATTACTTTAATACCGATATTACAAATTTTTATTTAACAAAAGAAGATAAAGATGCCGTTTATGATGTAATCAACAAAAGTGGTAGGCAATTAATTTCAACCGAATTAGAAATAATTGATCCAGTGGTTACTAAATACGCACTAAATGTTTTTGTTAGAATTTATGATGACATTATTAGTGAAGATGCAATTAAAGCAGAAATAACAAATGCATTGGGAGAATATTTCTTATCTTTACAAAGAAGAGATAAAATACCTCGTTCAGATATTATCAAAATGATAGAAAGTATTGATGGAATTGATTCAGTTTATGTTGATTTTATTTCTAAATCTAATGAAGAAGCAATTTTCAATGGGTATTATTTCAAGAAAATTGATTATAACAACGTAGAAGCATCCAAAGCTTTATTAACAGCAGTTAGGGAAAACAATGATGTTCCTAATTTGAACATTAGTAATTCAATAGAAACAACTGAAAAAATCACACTTAAAGTCGGAGAAAATCCAAACTTAGGTTTAGACGAATTCGGAGATATTACAATAGGAAACAAAGAATTACCTCTTATTAGAGGTGGATTTATTGACCGGAATGGTGTTGAATATGCAGATGGAATAAATGGAACTAATTTATCAGCACTAAATATTGTAATTAGAGAATCTATACCGAGAAAATAATATATAAATATGTCAATTAAAAAATCCCAAATAAAACAAGCATACGAACCTGAAGTTCAGGAAGAATTAGATATATTTAAAAAAACAATGTCGCCATATTTGACAGGAACCTCTAATGAAATTATGCAAGGATTTTTAAAAAGATTAGAAATGATTAAAATGAATAATTATAATTCAGTTAAACTTATTGAAAATTTATACAACTACACAGAAGAGAATCCAAATAAATAATATCAAATGTCAATTAAAAAAGAAAACTTACATTTCTTTAATAAAAAAGGAAACAACTTAAACTTATTTTACGATTCTGTTTCTGGATTATACAGAGGAAACTATGTTCTTAGTGAAAATGCCATTTCGGTAGATTTAATTGAATCGGAACAAATAATTATATTAGAAAAAGTTTATAGTGCAGAATATCAAAAATTTATGTATGTAAAACCTACAAATGTAAATAATGATGCACAAGAAATATTATTTGAAATTGATAAGACTTCAACAACCGAATTCTTTACGTTTGACATCACTTTAGATGATAAGACGTACTATATCAACAAAGGTACTAATCAGTCCGTAGGTGCAACCTATGATACCTCATTTACCGATGTTTCTATAGCAGGAGTTTCCTATACAAATATACCGAATTCTTTTGACATAAACAAATTACAGGAGAACTATTCAACGGCAAATATAGGGTTTTCATCGAAAGATGCAAATTCATTTGTAGGTAAAGTAAACATGTACTTTAAAACTGGTGCAACTAAAGTTCAAATAGGAGAAGTATTTTTATTTGCGGATACGGTAGCAGAAGATACAAGATTGCCTTTAATGTTAGAAACATTAGGACATACTTTGAATAATAAAGATTTCTTGATATTTGATTCTACGAATGTAAATGAAGAAGATATTGATTTTGCAGTTGTTAACAAAAAAAGAAAAGAACTTTTATTAGAATTTCACAATATTTTTCCGTATCTTGGTTCATATAAAGCACTTATTAATATAATTAAGTATTTCGGTTATGAATCGGTTACTATAAAAGAATATTGGAAAAATGTAAAAGCTGATTCAGAAAATTTTGGAAAACTAAGACCGGTTGATATAGAAAGTGTATTATTAAATTCTAACAATACAAAAGAACTTTCTGACTTGTTTCCATCAAAAGTATATTCAAAGACTAATAAATTTGGTATGTACTATCAAATTACAGAAGAAACTGGAGAATACGATGTGGACGGTTTACCTATAACTAAAGAATCTTTTGAATTTACAATTGACGAAATATTAGTTAAATTGTATGCTCTTAAAGATAAACTAAAAAAATATTTCTTACCTTTAAACAGTAGAATAGTTGATATTATAGGAGAAGCTTTATATTATACAAAAATAGAATTGAATTATTGGAATTCAGTCAATAGAGTTGATGATATAGATATAAACATAAATCCAACATTTGATGTTTATCCACGCAAACACGGATTTATAGAAGATTTGAGACCACTACAATGGCTTGGGGTTAAAATAAGTCCTGATTTATTATTAGATGGTTCAGCGAATTTAAAAGTACGAGAATTTACTCTTACTGATTCATTTTTTCGAAATAAACTAAAAATATTTGATAGTGTTTCTGGTGTGGGTTTCGAAATAATAGCTGACTATAAAAGTACAAACAAAACAAATGCATTGAAATTATACGAAGGTCTTATTAAATTAGGAGCGCCTTTCAATGAGTTTTATATAAATGTAGATGACAATAAAATACTTTTTGTTGAAAAAGAAAATACAGGGGCAGTTTTAGAATCTTACGTAGAACAAGGGGCATATGCTTCATCGGTTCCTGTGCTCGGTTTCCAAGATTATCTAAACGGAGTTCAACCGATAAGTACTTATGCAAAAGCATATTTACAATTCTTTTTTGATAGAGATTTTAAATTATCAGAACTAGACAATAATGAAAATATCCCAGTTGGATATCCTATAATTTTAAAAAATACAAGTTTTGATATTACTTGGTCAGACGCAAATCTTACTTGGAATAGTTTAGATGAAAAAAGAAATTATAATGATTTTAATTTTTCAAGTACATCAGGATTTCCGACAGCTGCATATAACAATGGAATTGATCCATTTAGTGGCGTTTCTTGGGATGATTTTGGTAATGCTAATTTCTACGAAATACAATGGTACATTTACAAAAAAGCAAATTCTGTTTCTCCTTTTTGGTCAAGTACGGTAAAAGGTTCACTAGCTGATTTTAAAGAATGGGCTGTTAACTTACCTCATCCGGGTGATTATACTGTTGAATTGACTTTATTCGATATGTACGGTTCTTACAGTAAAAATACTGAAATAAACCATATTACGGTTGAACAAAAGAATCCTAACTTTACGGCTTGGAAAATAAAAGATTTAAGTGATGTTAAATGGGATGATTTAGAAGATTTAACTTGGGATGAAATGGGAAGTTCTTGGGATTTACCTTTCTTACCTAATACAAATACCGATGATGCCTTAATAACATGGCACGGAACAGATAGAGTAGAATTTTATCAAAATCTTGTAAAACAAAATGCTGTTTTGCGAAGTAAAGGAGATATAAATTCAAAGACTTGGAAAAACATAGGAGATAACGTTACTTGGGATGATGTTGACCACTTATATTGGGATGATTTAAGTAGCACTTATACGAAATTCTATATTAAAGATTTATTCTTAGCGGCTGCTGGAAATGATATTACGATAAAAGATGCTGTAGGAAATACATTAGAACAATTTGCTAAACCTGGATTCTGGTCCGATGGAAATAAATTGAATATAACAGGAAATCAATACATAGACCTTGTTTTTCAATTAAGTTCTTTGGATGAAACTAGATATCCTATTTTATCAAGTTTTATTTATGAATATAGACCAATAATAAAATACGGAGTACCAACTATCCATCAAATAATTGCAGTATCTAAAAAATTAGAAAAACCAAAAAAATATTTCTTTACTAGTGCTTCTATTAACGACATTTCAAAATACAACACACCATTAAATGGATTCGGTGCTGTTGGTGATTCTGGTTCAAGTTTTGATATTTACGGATTCAATAATTTTTATGCAATAGGTGGAACAGGAGCAACAGACCAATCTATAACTATTGATGATATGTCTTATACTATTCCATCAAGTATTCAAACACTATCGGCATTGGCTACCGATTTGAATACTAATTCACCATTTGAAGAATGGGGATTCAATATAGTACAATCTTATCAAGGCGCAACAGCACCATCAACTTATAATGATGAAAAAATATTAGCATTTAAGAAAACACATTCAAGTGATGAAATTAATATTATTAAATATAATAAGGTTTATGGAACTAAATATGCAAGAAGTATTACAACTAATGCAACTTGGAATAGTTTAGATATTCTTTACTATCAAAGAGATGTAAAGCCGTTTACTCAAATTTATTTTAATTACGACATTTCGTGGATGCCTGGATTTAAAAATCCTAAATGGAAAATAACGAAAGTTGGAACAGGAGAAGAAGTATTTACTTGGTTGAATAAATATATGGTATATCTATTTACAGACGAAGGAGAATATAACGTTTCTTTAGAATTAGAAGATACAAATGGCAATATAAAAACAATAACTAAAAACGGATTGATTAGAGTAAAATCATACGAATAAAAATTAAAAACAAAAAAGATGGCTATAACTATTACAACATTACAGGGAACGAATTCATTATCGGCAGATAGAATAACTCTCAACGATAACTTCAAGATAAATACCGATGCTATCAATAATATTTTATCAATTGTTGATACAACTACTGGATTAATTGACAATACAGGAGTAAGTACAAACAATGTTATTAAAACTGAAGGTCTTACTACTTCAGGTTCGGCCAATAATGGTATTGAAGTTCAAACCGGAAGTATAAATATTACAGATGGAGATTTTAGAGCAACAACAAATGGTTCTTTTTTAGAATTAGGTGCTGATGGTTCTAAGATTGTTGACACTTCATTTACTGTTGCCTCTGTAACTAAACACTTTATAGGTACAACTGGATTTAGTGGAATAGAGGTTCCAAGAATGACAACTGCTGAACTTACTGCTTTTGGTGCATCTTTAGGTACAAAGAATATGATAGCTTTCGATTCTACCTCTGGTGTTAATAAATTCAAAGGTTGGAACGGAACTGCTTGGGTAGAATTAGGATAATTAAATATAGAAAATAAAAAAATAATTATGAAAAACTTAGAACATTTTGAAAAGAATGAAACCAACGAAAGTATGTCAGACGGTAGATTTTCAGCTAATAGAAACACTGGTGTTGATATAACAAATCCATTTTATGATGATTCTGGTAGAGAATATTCAGAAAAATTATCTCCTAAAGCGATGAGAGCACTAAAAGGAACTGAATTAGGTAAGGCAATTCTTGCATTCGAAGATATAGTAGATGAATATATGGATTGGAAACAATCAGCTCCAAGTGGAGAAGAGAATGATTACTTAGATGTAAGAATAAAAGGATTAAAAGATTCAATCAAATATCTTAATAGTATTTAAGTAAAGTTATTTTTACATTAATGATACTTTTTGTAAAATATAGTTTACAAAAACAACTAATTTTAAATTTAAAAACCTACTACAATTAGTGGGTTTTTTTCTTTGATTAAATAAATAAAACTAATATAAAATAATATGGCTACACCACTATTAAGACCTTTACGCACACAAGGTGGAACAATTTATGTTTTTAACAGTGCAGCAAATGATATTGCAAAAACTTTTAGTGATGACAATGTTAGATTTACATTTAGTAAATTTGCAGCTTTAGATTTACCTGAAGTTAATCAACCAAGTAGTAATTCTAATAATATAGTTTGGCAAGCATTAGGAAACAGATCAAATACTGCAGCATCAAATCCAACAACTTGGAGTAGTGATACTGTTATTACAGATTTACTCGGTACTAATCAACAACAAAACACATATATAGCAAATAGTTTTCAAAATTATGTATTGAACTGGGAAAACCTTGTTCTTAACACACAAAATTCAAATGGAAATTTATACGATACAACATCAAATCAAAGCGTAACCGAAAGAATATTTTGGAAATGGCTAGCTGATTTAGGTGCAATACGATATGATAATGCTACTCTTAATGTAGATTCTAACGTTACTAATATGTTTGTGGAAGAAGCACAAAATACTACCGATTCTAGTAAAGATACTTACAATAGAGTAGTAAAATATTTAGGTGATATTGATTTAATCAATAATGTCAATAGAGGGGGAGAAGCATATACACAAGTTTACTTACATATGCCATCCGAACACGGAAATACACCAACGGTTTTGTTTAATACTCTTTCCGATGCCAATTACAATACTAATATACAATGGAGTGGTACAAATGGTGAAGATATTGAAGGTAGAACTTCCGTTGCAGACCCAAGAATGTCAAAAAAAGCATATTTTGCTGATGACGCTTTAAATGAATATTCAACAGAAAATGCCTTTGGTGCAACAGCAAATACAACTATCGAGGTTGCATCTGATATAAATTTTACCAATAAATTCAATGTAAATTTATCCAATATGGATGGTGCAATCATTGATTGGGATAGTTCAAAGTACACTAAAGTAACTAATAATGCAAATGTAAGTTCTATTTCAGAATTGAATTCAACCGCAGAGGCTGAAAACTTTGCTTTCAATACAGTATTACTTTATTATGATATTTTTAATGTGTCGGATGGATCATTAGTAAAAAGAAACTTATATGGTGTTTTATTTATTGATGACTTTAAACAAAGTTTAACGGCTGGTTCAGAATTGAAATCATTTTCTAAATTTAAACCTAATCCAATAACTAAATTAAATGGTAATGCATATTCATTAAAAACAAATATAAAATTTGATACAAGTGCAGATAATGTAGGTGTAGAAAGAAGTATAAATGAGTACTCAACATTTTCAATGGACTTGTTTTCAGATGCAATGGTTCAATTGCAAGATGCAACAGAAAATTTTGTTACACAAGAACTTTCAATATTAGGTTTAAATACTAAAGTAGATAATTTAGAAAAGTTTTATTTCAATCAAGCAACTATTGATGAATTAAATGCTAAAATTTCTACATTATCAACCTCTGTACAAAATGCATTGATTGCCTTAGAAAGTCCTAGTACTATAATAGAATTAATTAGAAATAATAGCACAAGATTAAGCAAATTAGCTGCAGGGGAATTAACAAGTGTTTTATCTTATGATTTAAGTCCTTTCGTACAAGGAGCGGGGTTGAAATTGGATAAGTCGGTTCCAGGGAAAGTGATAATTAGTAATATAATTGAAGGATATAATTATTTTCCTGTATGTTATAACACACTAAGAACTATAAATTATTCATCAGGAAACGGAACAGTTGCTAATATAGTAAGTAATCCAGATGATAACAACATACTTAGTTTAGGTCAATTTACTAATTATTTTAAAAATGAAACTGTCGAAACTTTAAACATAAATAACGATGTCATTATAAATATAGATGATACGGTTGAAAAGTTTAAGACCGGACAGGTTTTTAGAATTGTTTTTGATAAAGGATTTTCGCTGGCAACTGCTAGAAATCTTTACATATATACAGATGCAACAAATAAAAAACAACTTGGTGCATATAAATGGTTAGTAGCTAAATTAAACAATGTTGATTTATCAGGAACAAGACCAATAATTGAAATAATTTGTACAAACGCCAATACGTATTCATTTACGATTGATGTTTTAAGATAATATTAAATACATAAAGAAAAAACAATAACTAATATGTCAGATGTAAAGAATAGTTTATCGAGTGTAATCGACAATCTTATAAAACTACAAAGAAATAATACCGAAATTTTAACAAAACTTTCGGCTGTTGTTAATAGTGATGCAGATGTAGTAACATTAACTTTAGAAGATATTGCAAATGACAATATTAAAACGGTAACTATTCCAAGTTTCGGTGCCCTTAAAAAAGACATCGAAAGACTTGATGAAAATATAACTCAAATATCAGCATTGAACAATAAAGATGCTAGTATTCAATTACCGGATGGTACTTTTAGAACTATTGTAAAATCTACACTAAAGAAAAGTGCGGATGATATCACAAGTGTTCAAACACCTATTGGGTTTAAATCTAAAAGTAATTGGTTTTTTGAATCTTTCTTGAATCCTTTATTATATGTTGGATTAAATTTTCCGGCACAATTGAATCCGGATACGACAAAGGTTAAAATGCAAAAGTTTATTTTGAACCTAGATTCAGACGCTAAATTAAACATTTTCAATTCGCAAATCAAAAATAATCCTGATTTGTCATATGCAGACTTTTTAGACATTATAAATTCAAATGCTATTTTATATACAATAGATGACGATATATTAGATTTACCACCAGTAGAACCTAGATTTTATGGTAACTTTTCTGTATTAAGAGTATTCGAATCAACAGAAGATATTATAGTTGATGGTGTAAGTGCAACAAAGAAATCACAAAAGTTTCAATTAGACAAATTAACATATAACGATAAAAATTCTAGTACATTAGAAACTCAACAAATAAAAGTTGGTGATTCTTTATTAGTTAACAAGAACGATAAAAGTACAAGATATAAAGTTACTGGAATTGATTTTGAAACATTTACTGTTTCTGTTATTTTAGCAGAAGGGTATGATTCTGTAAATATAGGAGCAAATAATTTATCTTTTTATCCTGTTGAGGCAATATCACCAGAAATTAGAGTTGGTATTGGATTCAATGAGTATCTTTCTGTATTTTTAAAACCTATAAATCCAGATTCAAATAGACCAGCAGATAACTATTCTCCTGGAATTAGTTTCTATTCTAACGAATTGACAATAAAAGATACAGATAGTGTCGTTAAAACACTAGATACTTACTATCAAGAAAAGGTTGTTGATTTTGGTGCTGTTTTATTTTCTATGACACAAGAAAATATACCACCGGTTTCAAAAGCAGTAATACCAAATGTTCCAGAAGTGGTTTCAACTGATTTTAAAGTTGTACAAATTAATAAACACGCAACAGATGGTCAATCTAACGAAGACATTAAATCACTTAACAAAGAAAAAATATCATTAAAAAGTGAATTAGGGGATATAGATAAAGCAATATCTACTAAAAGACAACAAATTTCTACTAAGAATTATAAATCAGATATCGAAAGAGATTCTGATTCAAATCAACTATCAACATTGATAGAAAAAAGAGCAGCAACAGAATCTCTTTACAATTCAGTTGTTTCAGATATCCTAACAAAGGCAGAAGATAAAACAACATCAACGGCCAATGCAAAATATAGAGTTAGAGGTTTTTGGCCTTTACCTACTAATAAGGTTGCAACGGATGGTTCTGAACAAAGTGTAATTCAATTTAAGATTGAATACAGATATCTTACTAAAGGGGGTGCTGCAAATAACTTACAAGAATTTGATTTTGTTAATGCCGATGGAAACACACAAAAAGGTGTTTATTCTAATTGGGTATCTATGAAGTCTTCTTTAAGAGAAAGAGCCTTCGATTCAAATACTGGTAGGTATTATTGGAAAGACCAAGATACTGAAAATGGAGAACAAGTTAATATAAATCAACTCGATATTGCAATTAGACCTAACGAAACGGTAGAAGTAAGAATAAAATCACTTTCGGAAGCTGGTTATCCAGCAAATCCTATTGAATCAGAATGGTGTAATATTGTTACTGTTGAATTTCCAGATGATTTAGGTATTTCAAAGGATATTTTATCAATTATTGATGAAACTAATAACGAAAAGGTAAAGGTTAGGTTAAATGAAGATTTAACAGAAAGAGGAGTTTATACACACATTGATGACCAATTTGTTCAAAATAGCATAACTTGGAAACATCAATCAGCAAACATTGCTTCTGGATTTCTTTCTGAAGAAAGAAACATAATTAGCTTGTTAGATTATCTAAAAAGTTTAGAAGATAAGATTGCATCTTTAGAAGCTCAAATAAATAAAACCGTTGGTGTTTTACTTGTAAAAGTAGAAGACGAAAATGGAAATCAGAAAATAGTACAAAACAATACAACCGTTCCTATTTTTGCCGGAAACTATAAAGATGAGGTTTCTTCTTTAGATGAACCTAAAGGAACTATAATAACTAAAAACTATTTTATTAGAATAGAAAATGATGCTGCAACCCCTATTCAATTATCGGCTGCATTAAAAGATAACAATTCAGCAATCACAATTAATGAAAACGGTAGTAAATTTACACAAGTTGGTGGAGATTATGTTGTGGCACCTTTAGCAATATCAAATCCAACAGTAGAAGAATTGGCAAATATAGATACAAGTACGAGTAGTAGAACGACATTTAATTTACCATATCAAAGTTCACAAGTAAAAGGACAATTTGTATATATAAGGAAAAATGATATAACAACAGTTAAAACAATATACGATAACGCCACGGGTTTAGCAAACGATACGTATGTTTTTGATGGAGTTGGTTTAGGAACAGCAACAGCAGACTACAAACAAGATAATAAGTTTTTCGTATGGGATGGGTCAGATACAACAACTACTGTTAATGGCACAGAACCGGGAACTTTTTCAGTTAATAACATTTATGTACATTGTCAACACCCGGATTTATATAACAATACGGTTAATTCAACTAATTCCTTAGATTGGAGAATTAAAAACACTTCTATTACTAAGAATAGTAATAAAAATTTTACAGATTATCCAACGGATTACTATAATCAAACAGGATATTTAGCTGGTGTACAAAATTCAATAGATATGAGTAATAAAATATCATTTCAAGAAAATGATAAATATTTATTGGGAGAATATTCTTGTGGAAGTTATTTATATCTAAGTCCTATAAGCTATGACGATGTTAGGGTTAGCGGAAACGACTTAACCAGTAAAAAAGAATTAGATTCCGGTTCTGCAAATGCAATTGTTCTACAAGTTGTATATCAATATCGAATGACAGATTATTTTGGTCCTGGAAAGTTAGGTATTGGTAAAATATCAGGAAAAGACGGAGTTACTCAATTAGAATATAGAAAAATTTTAGGATTAGATATTTATTACGATGAAAGTAAATTTTCATTTGATATAGAAATTGCATCAAGATATAAGTCTAATTCAATTGGAATTTCAGATGTACCAAGTTCAACATTTCAAAATACTATAAATCAAACTACGAACAACGTAAGTCAAATTACACCTACAATTTAGTAGGTGTAATTTAAAATAAATAAATTTATTTTTTACTTTAATATACATACATTAACTCAATTTATTGATGAAAAAAACCGTAACTGACCATGGCAACTTTATACTAAGTGCTGAATTAGTATCAAAAAAAGATTGCAAAGATATAATTAAATTTATAGATACTTACGAAGAAGAACATAGTGTACTAAGAGATTATTCAGAAAAAAATAGAAATACAAATTCTAAAGAAATAGAACTTTCAGCAAAATTAGATTTACCCAAAGCAAAGGAAATTGACGATATTATATTTAAAAGGGTAGGTGAAGCTATAAAGAAATTTATAGTAAAAAATATTCCTAACGCGCATAATTTAATGAATAATCTTGAAGATACTGGTTATCAATTAAGAAAGATAATCGGCCCTACATTAGAACATGCTGATGGTGTAGAAATAAGGGTTTTTAAAGATGCGTATAAATACAGAGTAGGAACACTTATTATTTCACTTAAAGACACTGGAGATGAAATAGTATTTCCGCATTTAGACATAACTGTTCCACTAAAACAAGGAACTATTCTTTTCTTTCCACCATATTGGACACATGTTCATTATAGTAATTGGAACGAACAGGAAGGATATAGGATTCAAACCTGGCTTACTAATAATAAGTCTATATAAAGATGATTACAAAACCTACTATTTTAGTAGGTTTTTTTGTTTGATTAAATATTGAAAATAGATATATAGGAATGGCAAAAGTATTCACAAATAAAACATCATATTCTTTATTAAAAACGAATCCTAAACTTACAGGAAATATCAAAATGGTAGTTGATAGTAAAGGAGATATTTTTATTGAAACTATTGATGCTAGTCCAGAACTTACAAGAAACAAATATAAAAAAGTTAAATTAGACTTAGAAAATAATTGGTCTAGTTCAATTTACAATTTTTTCAATAAGGGATCAATTCCTAAATCAATTTTATATGCACTAAAAGACAATGAAGATTTCTATTCTATAAAGACAGATTTTAGTAAACAATATTATACTGATTATCAACAAGGAATTAAACCGAAAATTTCTAAATTGTACGATGAACAAATTTCTTACTTTGCACCAATATGGTTAGAACCTAACGATATACCTGAACATTTTGCAATTTTCAAAATACCGGAACCGGTTTCAGTTTCTACGAAAAACTTAGGTGAAAATAAACCTTTCGATGAAGATATAGAAAAACAGATTTATAATACAAACTATTTCGATACTTTTTCGGATTCAGGAATTGCTGGCGCAACAGCTAGTGATTACTTTTTTAAAACGGTACTTTCTAAGTCAAAACTACACAAAGTATTTGATATGGGTCCGGATTCTACTTTAGGTAAGTATCTAAGAAATCACATAAATGACATAGAAATGCCCGAAAGTTCGTTGACTATTGATTGGAATATAAATTCTAATAGTACTGTCAATGGTATATCGTTAGAAAAAAGTGGTTTTGCAAAAGAAGCATTAGATGTATTTAGTGAAGCATTTCCGATAGATAGAACAGTTACGGAATTTGACAATTTTATTACAAATCAATTTGAAAATAAAGGGATTGTACACCCAAATATAGTAAACTTAGAATTTTTATTTGACGATGAAACTGATGTTGATTTTACTATCAATAGATATTTTGGTATATATTTCAATAAAAATGATATATCCAAATTTAATTTAGACAGTAAAGCATTTTATGATAAAAAATATGATAACATACAACAAAATAAAGAAATTGATTCAGTATCTTCAGTAGATGTTCTTTCTGATTCTAATATTGTATTAGAAAACAAAGAAGGAATAAAACTATTTGTAGATTATGGAACAGAATATGATGTACTTAGTTCCGATATAAAAGGTAGTAACTTTTTACCTTACGTTTATTCAACAGATCGAAATTTCTATGATTTAGAAAACAATGTTGACTGGCAAAATAATGAATTAGTTTTAAAGGACACAACTATAAATACAAGAGATTTTAAGGGGTTTACTAAAGATAGTGTAGGTATAATTCCTTCTACAAAAACAAACAAGTCAGGTAGGTCTTATTTTGAATTTAAAATTACCGGAACTACTAATTCGTTTGAATTAAGAATAAAAGATGTTGATGAACACAAAACAGATTTCAATCTAAGACAAGTTTTTATCGGTGATACCGGAATGGCTGAAGGAACATTTACTCAAAACAAGTTTTCTTTAAAAGGAAATCCAGACGAAATTGCAAATGCAATAGTTTCTGCAATAAATTCATATTCCAATATAGACGAAGATTTCAATATGAATGCAATTACTAAATTTAATAAAGTAATTGTTTTTACTAGAGGAATTAATGAATATTGGAATAAGTACAAATACTTAATTTATAGTGAAGATGCCAATTTTCCTAATACAATTGAAGTTCCTTATAAAACTTTTGGTAATCTTACAGATTTCAATACAAAAAGAGCTACACCAGGAGCACAAGGTGCAACTGCACCTGCATTTTTAGATTACGATAATAAGGTATCTACCCCGCCTTCATCCATAGGACCGAGTAATCCAAACTTTAGTATCTTAGAAAGTAATTTTACAAATGGAAACAATGAAAGTAAAAATAAAATAAGAATTCCTATTGAATTTAGTAGTTATTTTAATACTTCATTATTTTTAAAAACACAAACTTGGTATTCCAGAATTGTTTCTGTTGATGCATATTTAGATGAACCGGTTTTTCAGGGAGGCAGAATCGTAGATTTTACTAATTTCGATGGCTATAAAACTATAAATTGTTCTGATGATGTTTGGGTATCGCAAGGTGCTCATTCTGAATTATATGAAATAGAAACTAATAAGGTTGGATTAATGTCAATGTATCCAATTAAACAATTTGATGTTGACCAGTTTAGAAGTGAGTATGGAAAAGACGGAGATGGGAATATAAACAAATTGAATGGTCTTTATACTGAAAAAGGAGGTACTTGCTATTCTAGTGGTTCTACTTTAAGTAATTGCGGAAATAAATTCAATATTTCATTTCAAATACAAAACTTCAAAGATACTGGATTTAAGAGATTAACAGGGAAAATAGATGAAACATCAAATGATATTCCGACTATTACTAATGAATACGATAGACTTTCTGAAAATAAATTACCAGAATTGTCAATAAAAGGTAGAATTATTCCTTACATTAACAAATGGGTTTATGATGACGATGGTAGAGATGTTAGGGAAAATAATTACAGAATGACTAGCAACAGCGCGTTTAGTTATGATAATTTTTCTCCTTCATCTAAAAACATTTTACCTGATTTTAGATTCTTTACGCACGAATGGTATTACCTACAAAAATATCCATATTACTTAACAACAAAAGAAAAAATAGAATCCTTTTCGTATTTTGAAAATATGATAGAAAAAGGTAGTTATGCAATTGGTGCTACTAATGATTTAGGAATAAAAGACATAACAGAAGATAAGTTTTTAGAATACTTTACTGAATATAAGGTAGGTAATTACTATTTTCCAGCAAAAAGAAAATATTCTATAATAAGTGGAGGTAATGAAGATTCCTTTGCCGAAACATTTTTTAGGGGATCAAAAATAAAATTCAAAAGAAGAATTGAACGTGATACAAAATTAAATTCTAATATAGAAAACATAGGAGTTTATAAAAGTAACGAATTCAACGGATATAAATTTAGTGCTATCTTAACTAACAATACAGATAACGCATTAAACTATTCTGTAATAGAAAATAAGAAGTACAAAACTATAACTATGATTATAGAAGCCAAACTACAAGATTATTTTTTAAACTATGATAACTCAGGAGCAACGGGGGCAACTGCCTTATTGTTAGATAGGAGTTCGCTATATGTTTTAGAAGATAAATTTTCTAGTACAACCTTCGATTATGACAATATTGAAATATCTGGTGCTATTTCTCCATTTTTAGGAGAAGTAAATGACGAATTTGCTAATTTTACATTTGATAGTGGCATTTATACAATAAATGGTTCTCAACATGCAACAAATGGCTCTATACCTAATTTTATAAATCAAATAAATCCGACTAAAGAGGGAAAGTATGAAA